GCTCGCGGCGGTATGACCATTGAATTTACGTCCGGCACCGAGTGCTACGTGGGAGGAAATATCTCGTGAGCGGAATCATGATGATGCTCCTATCTCCCGGCGCAGCGGCTGGGGGCGGGGGCGGTGGGGCAACCTTCACCAACGACTTCGAGAGCTACGGAGTAGCGGCGGGTACCCCGAGCGGCTGGACCGAGCGCCACAACCAGAGTGACTACAGCACGGTATCAGCTGGGAGTGGCACGGCCTTGCAGGTAGTTAACCCGTTCGCCCAACGGAGCACACTCTCCATGAACGCCGTAGACGGCGAGGCTACCCGCGATTACTTCGACATCCTCGTCAAGTACCGCTGCAATACCATCACTGCTGGCGTTACTGGCGGCGGCGTGATTGCTCGTGGCGCTGGCGCGGCTGGCGCCGAGTCCGGATACGCTTGCGTTACCTTCGGCGATGCGCTCCGCATAGTGTACTACGCGACGGGCACGGCCAACACTATCGCCACTAGCGCGTCTAAGGGCCTCACGGCTAACACGTGGTACTGGATTCGCTTCCGCATCGACAACAACGGCGCAGGCCCCATGCGGGCGCGCATCTGGGCAGACGGTGGCGGCGAGCCGGGCACGTGGGACGTTACTGGTACAGCCGGTGCCGACATTGCTGCGGGCTGGGCCGGTCCGTTCTCCTTCTCGCAGGCAACCCACCAGTGGGACTACTTCTCCATTGGGTGTAACGGAACGGCAGCGCCATGAGTACAGTAATCCAACAGCTTTACAGCCGCACGATGTTTGCGGTAGATGGCAGCACAACCGTCTGGAACTTCACGTTCACGGGTGGCTACATCGACAAGGCGCACATCGAGGCCTACCAAGTCAGTAGCACGAACCAAGCTGAGCGCATCCCGCTCAACCTGGAGACGCAGTTGATTGGCCCGTTCCAGCTGCTGATCGAGCCGGCCCTGCCTGCGGGCACCCGGCTGCTGATCATGCGCAACACGCCGAAGGACCTGCCCATCGTCAACTTCCAGGATCGTGGGCGGGTCACTGAGCAGTCGCTCGACACCAACGCGCTGCAGGCCGTGTTCATTGCCGCTGAGGCGGCGGACGCGGTCCTCGCTGGGCTGACGGCTGGGTTCGTGGACAACGAGCTTGGCTACAAGTCGCTGCTCAAGATTCCCTACACGGGCGCCAGCTTCGTGCAAATTGTGGACAACGGGCGGTCGCACTACAAGACGGACGGGACCTCGGTCAACGTGCCGAACTCCTTGAGGGTGGACTTCCTGTCGACCATACTCAACGACTCCGATCTTGGCATGACCGTGACGTTTGAGGGCGGCGCGCGGATGCAGGGCGTGTCTGACACTACCCCTGCCGCCGTGTGGTTGCTACAGCCCCGCAGCATGCTGCACATCACAAAGATCAGTGACGCTATGTGGTGGATCAGCGGGAACGCGGTGCGAGTATGACCTGCATCCAGCAGTTCTGGTTGATTGAGGGCGAGCGTTTTCTTACTAGCGAGCAGCTGCCGATCATTGTGCGGATGTCCCCGGTGTCTTTGTCGGCGGCGTGTGCGTTTAGTACGTATACGCTGCCGCAAGGGTATGGGTTGGAGCCAGTCGGATTGACAGCAGGTGTGTCATTTGAGACGCGCAACCTCCTGTCTCAGCTGGACAACCCGCCCAAGGAACCAGTTACCTTCGCCCTGAGCGCTACGTTTGGCACGTTCACTATCCTCAAGCAACTGGATAGGCCCGTGGTCGAGCCGGCGACTCTTGACATGACGGCGACATTCACATCGCTGGTGACACTCAAGACAATTGAACCAGTCAAAGAGTCAACCACCCTAACCTCTACCGTCACATTCCAAACCGTATGATTGCAGTACACTCAAAGATTAACACCAGGATCGCGCTGGTTAAGACCAACGCGGCCGGCGAGATTGTCTGGACAGGTGAGACTAAAAACCTCATCACCAACTACGGGTTGAGTAACTTCTTCGTATCTGGTGTTTTCCAGAATATGTATATCAGCTCTGCGACCGCTGTACCTACCACTGCTGACACCGGCATGGGCGGCACGGTAGCCTCAAGTTCTGGTGGTAGTACCTTGTTCCCCACCTTTACGCAAAGCGTGTCAGCGGGGGGCGTGATCACTGCATCCCGTGGGGCCAAGTTCAACACGCCCGGGACGTACGGTACGGTCGGCGTTGGTACAAACTCTACCTCGACAATTGCGACCAAGGCCCTTATCCGGGACACAGGTGGCACGCCAACCACCGTGACTTTGCTGGCCGGGGAGTCGCTCGACGTGCAGTACAGCATGGAAAGTCAGATTCCAACTGCACTAATCACTGGCAACATCTCCGGTATTGACTACGAGTTGTTCCAGTGGTACGGAGGAGGTGGTTCTGTTAACGACCACTGCTGGAACCCTTCCGCGACATTCCCTGGCTTTAGCGGCCAGCAAAACTTCTTCTTTGGTAACAATGCTGCCACACCCGCCTTCAGTGGAACAACCGTCAGCAACACTACCACCACCCCTGTCGGGTGGACCAACGCGGTTGGCTATGGCTCGTTTAACGGATCGGGCGACTTTGCTTGGTTGTCTGCTGCTGTGGTTGCTGGCGATCAAGTTAGCCGTACGTTCCGCGCTCGGGTCCTTCCAGCAGGCGCAGTGCCCGGCAACGCGCTACATGGCATTGTTGTGGGCATCCAGGGTTTCCACCGCTCCCTAGCCCTGCGCTTTCCAAACACCAAGCCGTCCAAAACCAACGTCCAGGAGTTCCGCCTTGACGTAACCCTGATCATTACACGATGATTCCACCCAGCGCCCCAGTGACCCAGTCCCGTCTTATAGAGCCGGATTCCTACGGCATCGTTGGCAATCAGGACTTTGAGCTTGGGGCTGCTGTCGATGCGCCCAATAAGGCCATCCGTGATCAAGTCTGGAGGGGCGAGCTTCGGCAAGGCTCGTTCCTACTCAAGCCGCCAGACAGGGACTGGTACGAGTTCCTCCCTTTGCCCGGCGTTACCAAGACGCCCTCATTTTCTTTCGACAGTGCAATGCAGCCCGCTCTGGCCTATGAGCTTGGTGGCGTCTCCTACTTGTATTGGTACGATGCAACGCTCAGCAGGTACGACTTGCTATCGTTCGCTGGCGTGTCCAGTCCATTCCTGGGGCACACCTACCCTCCCGACACTAGCTTCACCATAGCAGGGCTTGTGCTCGCCTATGTGCGTGCTGGTCGGGTGTACTGTCGATTCCAATCAAGCCGCTTCCTCGACGAGGTTGACTACGGCCCCCTTCCATCTGGCCGCAGCCGCATTACCGGCGTTGGCCTCGGCACCAACTGGCGCCTCCACATAAGACTCGGACGATGAAACACCACGACTCCATCGCAGAAGCCGCGAAGGCTGCCCCGCCCCTCACCGTAGGCGGCATCACCCTCCTGGGCTTCCCCCTTGAGCAGTGGGTGCTTGTCGGCACGTTCATCTACACCATCTTCCTGCTGATCGACAAGGCCCCCGTGGTCTTCCATCGGCTCAAGTCCTTCTACAACTGGATCAAGAATGGCCGCAACCGACAAAAAGCTCGGTGAGCTACACGAAGCTGTAGCCAAACACCTGATCGACGCCATCGAGTCCCCCGCTGACGGTGGCGTCCCCGCCTCCCTCCTGGCGGTGGCCGTTGGCTTCCTCAAGAACAACAACATCACCGCCGACCCCACGACCAACGCAGCCCTTGACGAACTAAGCAAGTCCCTCGCCGCGCGCCGGCAGAAGAAGCTCAACCCGCAGCAGCTGCAAGAGGCCGCTGAGGCGTTCGCTGCGTCACAAGGCACCTTCGTACAATGAAGCCACAAGAGACCCTAGAGGCTGCGCAAGGCCGCTGGGCTCAGCTTGGCCTGCTGCAGTCGCACTACAGCAGCTTCATCCCGTTCCTTGAGGATGTGATGGCGGAGCTTGGCTTCGACACCACGGACCTGCAGCGGGACATCGCCGGCTTCATGGAGCATGGGCCGCAGTACCTGATGGTGCAGGCCCAGCGCTCGCAGGCCAAGACGACCATTGCCGCCGCCTTCGCTGTGTGGTGTCTGATCCACAGCCCCGCGCACCGAGTGCTGATCATCTCGGCTGGCGGCACGCAGGCTGTCGAAATCAGCACCATGATCGTCCGCATCATCATGACGATGGATGTGCTGGAGTGCCTGCGGCCTGACAAGGCTGCTGGCGACCGCACCTCGGTCGAGGCGTTCGACGTACACCACAGCCTCAAGGGCCTGGACAAGTCGCCCTCCGTGGCCTGCGTGGGCATCGACTCCAACTTGCAAGGCAAGCGGGCCGATCTGCTGATTCCCGATGACGTTGAGTCCAGCAAGAACTCAGCCACCCCGGTGCAACGGGCCAAGCTCCTGCACCTGACGAAGGACTTCACCTCTATCTGCCAGAAGGGCCGCATCCTGTGGCTCGGTACGCCGCAGACGATGGAGTCCATCTACAACAGCCTGCCGCAGCGCGGCGTGACCGTCCGCATCTGGACGGGACGCTATCCGACGCAGGAGCAGCTTGCGCACTACGGGGACAAGCTAGCCCCCTACCTCGTGCGGAAACTCGCTCAGCGGCCCGATCTGGGCCTCGGCGGGGGCCTCCTGGGCGACCAGGGCCAGCCGACCGACCCGCAGCTGCTGGACGAGGACGCACTCCAGAAGAAGGAGCGCGACCAAGGTACCGCGTACTTCCAGCTGCAGCACATGCTGAACACGGCTTTGATGGACAGCTTGCGCTTCCCCATCAAGCTGGAGAACGTGATTACGTTTCAGCCTGCTGGCGACACGTTCCCGCTAAGTGTCGTCCGTGGGATGGAGAGTTCGTCCCTCCGCGAGTTCAGCATCTGCGACCACACCTTCCGCCTGTCCGCGCCTCACGAGTTGAGCCGAGAGACAGCGAAGCTCCAGTCCATCTGGGCCTACGTCGACCCTGCCGCTGGCGGGGCCAATGGCGACGAGACGGCCTATGCTATTGCGGGGTTCCTCAATGGCTACGTGTATTTGCTTTCGGCTGGGGGTCTCCCTGGCGGCTATACCGAAGAAGTAATGGAGGAGCTTGCTCGGCGTCTTGCCAAGTACAAGCTCGATGGTGTCACCATTGAAAAGAACATGGGCTTCGGTGCCTTCGCGTCGATCTTCACACCCGTCTTGCGCCGTCACATTACGTGCAAGATAGAGGATGAACTCGTCACGGGGCAGAAGGAGCGCCGCATTATCGAGACCCTGGCTCCCGTTGTGGGGCGCGGGGCCTTGATCGTGCACCCCGATGTTCTGATCGAGGACGACGATTGCTGCAAGCGGTACAACGCTGCCCAGCGTCAGACGTACTCCCTGTTCTACCAACTTGCCAAGATCACGCTCGTACGCGATGCCCTCGTCCATGACGACCGGGCGGATGCGGTCGAAGGCGTAGTCCGGCATTTCCAAGCTGCCTTGGCCCAGGACCACCTCAAGAAGGTCCAAGCCATTGCTGAGGCCGAGCGGCAACGCTTCTTGGCTAATCCTCTGGGGCACCGCCACTCGGCGTACAAGGCCCCTGTCAACAACCTGCGAGCCCGGCACCGCCGTTAATCCTCGCCGTACCCGCAAGGGTGAACCGCACTAGGAAACATTATGCGAATCGAAAACCTGCCGAGCCCCGGCCTGCTGTCCAACGCCATCGACCTGCGCTCTGCCGCTGCTCGTGCCATCAGCAACATCGAAATCACTGCCGGTCGTAACGCCGGCGTCACCTCTGGCGCCAACGCGCTGCATGCCTTCTTCACCGCCTGCGCCACCGCTGTGGCCTCGCTGCGTGACTTGGTGGCCCCGACTGTCGTCAGCCGTATCGCCCCCGCTGGTCAGAACATCCTGACGATCACGTTCAGCGAAGGCCTGGACCGCGACTACCTGTCCGCCACCTCGGCGTTCACGATCGCTGGCGCCCCGGCCAACACCATCACCAAGGTGGAAATCTCGGGCAACCGCTTGCTGTTGACCGGCAGCGTGAACTTCGTTCCTGGCACGCACACCGTGGCCTACACCAAGCCCACTGGCGCTTCGGCTCTGCCGCTGCGTGACCCGGCTG